GCGGACGGTAAAGTCGATTGTCTCCTTCGGTGTGGTAACACCCGCTTCCGTGATCTCGTTTCCGGAACCGGATGCTGTCGCATAGCAGGAGAAAAAATCCCTGTAAGCGTTCGTGTGGTTGCCGTATTTATCCGTTTCCACAGATAGCTTCTGGAAAGTGATCCGGAGATTTAAATCAGCGATACGCATCAGAATTTTTCCTCCCTGATCCCAAACAAAAGAGCACGGAGAGTGAGGATCAGACCATGGTGGTCCGCCTCCTCCCTGTGCTCGTAAAGGTAAGCAACCGTATAAAGCTCCGCAGCCATCATCACCGCCTTGGAGGTTTCCGGCACATCACCGTCCGGTTCCGTCCTGCCGACATCCCGGACGAGGGAGTCAGCGGTCTTTATGAGACCTTCAATCAGTGCGTCCTCCTCGGAACTGTCCACCCTTAAGTACTGCTTCACCTCATCCAGCGTCAGCATGGTCTGTCACCTCCTCGTGTCACGGCTTTGCTGCGGTGCCGCCTGCCTTCATGATCTGGACTGCCTCCGGGAGTACCAGGACTCCGTCCACACGCTCCTTGGCTACATAGCCGATCATGCCGTTTCCCGCAAAAAGCTCACGGAGCTGCTGCAGGGAGCGGGTGCCCCTGTCCCCGATGTTGTAATAGGAGAAGTCGCCGAACGCCATCACAGGCTTGCCCGCCTCGAGAGTCGGTGCGTATGCGGAGGTATGGATCGTATATCCGCAGAGTCTGTCCGGCTCGCCTGCCTGATAGGACGGCTGCCAGATGTAGGCTCCGTTGTTGTCCTTAAGCTTCCTGATCTCTGAGAGCGTCTGGTCGTTCATGATAAACGATGCGTTCTGGCGGTAAGGCCTTTTCAGCTTATAGATAAGAGAGAGCACGTCATCGCTTGCGATCTTTGTCGCAGAAAGGGTGATGCCGGTCTGGCCGCCCTTGGTCTCATGGAAGAGTCCGGTAGGTTTGCCGGAGCCGTCCCCGTTTAAGAAGGCGTCCTCCTCGGCATTAGCGAGAGCCTTTCCAAACTGGTCGGTGATGTAGTTCTCAAGGTTAAAGGCGCTGTCATAGAGCAGCTCCTCGGTCACCTTGATTGCCACATGGAGCTTGTGCGCATCGAGGATGATCTGGGAGAAGGTTGCGTCAGAGAACTGAAGCGCACCGCCTTCCTCAATCCATGCAGCAGCGGGCTTTGTGGCTGCGATGTTGATCTTATGCTCCCCGGCGGTCGTGATCGTGGTGCCGAGCGAGCGCATGATGTTGTTCTCGGTCAGGGAATCGATAAGACGGCTGTCCCACTCAGCAGGAACGAGGTAGCCTCCGTCCGCGTCAGAGCCTTCCTGCAGGATGTCCGATACCTGGTGGAAGCCTGTCCTCATGGCAGCTACCATTGCCTTTGCGTAAGCGTGGGAAGCGCGGCCTTTTCTTTCCGGCTCGTCCTTTACACCTGCGCCCGGCTTTCCTGTGAGAGGAGTTGCAGTCGGTCTTCCCATCTGCTCCTCGATCGCTGCCTGACGGTTCAGGCGGTCGATCTCTTTGGTGTAATCGGTGATCTCCTTTTCCATTCGGTCATAGGTTTCGCCGTCCTCAGCGGAGAGGAGTCCGTTTTCGTTTCTGTGAGCGTCAAGGAAGGCCTTTGCAGCTTCCCATGCCTTTGCTCTCTTGTCCATAAGATCCTGTGTATTCATGTCTTAGTCCTCCTTAAATGAACTGTTTCATGAGGTCGAGCCTTTTTTCAAGATCAGCGACCCTGTATAAATGAGTGGTATCATTCACCTGTAAAGAGTGGGATTCCTTCTTTACAGGGTGATGTTTTGCGTAATCGCATAGCTTCCTGTTAATTGCAGCTGCGACCTGGTAACGGGAGAAGAGCATACCGGAAAGCTGATCTTCCTTAGACTGCTTCTTCTCATCGGAATCCTTGTCGGAGTTATCCTTATCAGAATCCTTATCCGCATCGGTTTCTTCGTCTGGGGCATCCCCATCGGGAACAGAGACTGCCTTATTGCCATAAAGGTCATCACGCTCAATTACTCCGTCCGCAAAATGAAGTTCGACTGCTTTTCCGGCATCCATCCAGGTCTCCTCGTCCATAAGCTTAGAAAGCTTGTTTCTGGAAAGACCTGTTTTTTCCTGATAGGCGTTGATGATGGAATCCTTTACCCCGGAGAGCATCTCGATTGCTTTCTGCATCTCTGCTGTATCGCCCATGGCAATAGTCGAGGGGTTATGGATCATGATCATGGAGACCGGAGATACCAGTACCTCATCACCTGCCATCGCGATCACGGATGCAGCTGATGCCGCAAGCCCGTCAATCTTTACCGTTACTTTTCCCTTGTAATCGCGGAGCATGTTGTAGATCTGAGCCGCCGCGAAGCAGTCGCCTCCGGGGCTGTTCACCCAGACGGTGACATCTCCTGTGCCATTCTCCAGATCAGAACGGAAAAGAGCCGGTGTGACTTCATCGTCAAACCAGCTCTCCTCGGCTATCGTTCCATTTAAAAACAGGGTTCTTGTTTCCATCATCTTGTCTGGTTCGTTCGGATCCGGCGCTTTGTTACGCACCCATTTCCAGAATTTATTCATTTCCTTCTCCTTCCTGATTTCATGTTTTTCGTTTCATCCTCCGGCGGTTTGTCCGGCTCATTCTGTTCCCCGGATTTTGCATACGCTGATCCTGCATCGGCAAGCTTCACGACATTTCCGTTTAAGACATGGAGGTTGCCGCCTTCCTCATCGGAAAGCAGATCCATGTTTTCAAGCTCCCGGACATCGTTGATCGAGTAGATGCCGTTCTGGATGCCGGTCGCATATCCGCTCATCCGGCTTCCGTAGTCGCCTCGGAGGAGGCCGTCAACGTTAAAGCGGATGAAGTAGTTCTCTTTCTCCTGTGGCAGGAGAAGCGACCTCTGCATCGACTGCTCCCAGCGGACGAGCCACGGCTCTAAGGTGTAAGTCACGAACTCAAGGGACTGCTCCTCAATGTTACTGAAGGTGGCGTGTTCGAGGTCTCCAATGAGGTGGGGAAGGATTCGAAAGATCCTCGCAATCTCATCAAGCTGGAACTTCCTGGTCTCCAGAAACTGCGCCTGTTCCGGCGAGATGGAGATCGGGGTATAAGTCATGCCTTCCTCTAAGATAGCGACCTTGTTCGCCCTGTGGCTTCCTCCAAAGCCCGCCTCCCACGAGGAGCGGATCTTCTCAGGATCCTTTACCGTTCCCGGCATGGATAGGACGCCGGACGGATTCGCACCATTCTTGAAGAAGGACGCCCCGTATTCCTCGGTCGCCATCGCCATGCCGATGGAGTTCTTCGCCATCGCGATCGGCGAGTAGCCGACCAGTCCGTCAAAACCGAGTCCCGGCACGTGGAGCACGTCAGAGGGGGACAGCACGACCGTCCCGGTCTTCATGGTCGGGGCGTCTGATGTGCTCATCTGATATTCATAGTAGATCTGTCCGTTCTCATCGCGGTCGACACGCATCCTGTTTGCCATCAGAGGGTAAAGCCCTACGACCTCGCCGCGACCGTTCCGTATGATCTGGGCGTAGGCGTTTCCCCACAGGAGAAGGTGTGTCATCATGGTCTCCCGGAAGATGTAGGAAGTCATCTCGGGATTCGGCTCATCATGCAGGAGACGATAGAGCGGATGTTTTACCGCTTTGACCTTGCTGCCTTCGTCAGTGTACTCATAAAGGTGAAGCGGCAGGCTTGCGACCGCCTCCGAGAGGACCCTCACACAGGCATAGACCGCGGAGATCTGCATGGCGGACCGTTCCGTTACCGTATTACCGGAAGTCGTGCCGCCGAAGTAGTAGCGGTAGCCAGAGCCGTTCGTTGAATCCTGAGGCTTGTCTCTTGATTTGAAAAGTTTTGAAAATACACTCATCTGTTTCCTCCATCAAAAAAGCACCCGCTTTCGCAGGTGCCGGTCATGAAGCCTTAAGCCTCAAGCCTGTCAATGTTTTCTTTTGCCCAGGCCCTTTCCATTCTCATTGCCTCGCCGTCTGTCGCACAGGGCGATGTCATTGTGAATACTCCAAAGCATCTGTTTCCCTCGTTCTTCCAGACTTGAACTTCCCACCAGGCGTTGCCGTCCTCGTGAAAAGCCTTTCCAAAGGAGATCGTATAGTCTTTGTACTCCTCGGTCCATTCTGCGTTCTTCCTGAGCTGTCTTTTTGTGGCGCTTCCGCTGAATTCCTTAAATCCGAAGATCCTGTTGTAGTCTGTCATGGCTTTGTCCTCCTGCCTTCCGGCTTCCTTGTTTTTTCGTTAGTGTATTAATCACTCTGAAGGCGGATTATATCAACTTATATGTGCGGATAAACTGCACAAAGATAAGGGAAAAAGACAGGGCAAAATGTACATCACAGGAAGAGGATCCCGCGGTCATCGTAGACCGATTCGCCGCTGTCGTTACCACAGCGGATCGCCCGGTCAAGCCCCATGATCATGGCGACAGCACCGTCGATCTTCTCGGTGGACTTCTCTTTGTCCGCTTTGATATTTCCGGCAGGGTCGCGGCGGATGAAGATGTTGTCCATCATCCAGCGGAGTACCGGATGACCGCCGTGGGCGATCCGCTTCTCAAGGACGAGCTTCATCAGCTCCTTGGTAGGAGGGGACATATCCTTAAATCCCTGACCGAAAGGAACAACAGTAAAGCCCATGCCCTCGAGGTTTTGCACCATTTGTACTGCTCCCCACCGGTCGAAGGCGATCTCCCGGATGTTATAGCGTTCGCCTAAGTTCTCGATGAACTTCTCGATAAAGCCGTAGTGGATGACATTTCCTTCCGTTGTCTCAAGGTATCCTTCCTTTTCCCACAGGTCATATGGCACATGGTCACGGCGGACACGGAGGTCCACGTTATCCTCCGGTATCCAGAAGTAAGGAAGAATCACATACTTGTCCGTCTCATCCCTCGGAGGGAAGACAAGAACGAAAGCCGTAATATCCGTTGTACTTGATAGATCCAGTCCTCCGTAGCAGACCCTTCCTTCCAGTTCGTCCGGATCAACAGGAAAGGCACAGGCGTCCCACTTGTCCATCGGCATCCAGCGGACGGCCTGTTTCACCCACTGGTTCAGCCTGAGCTGCCGGAAAGCGTTCTCCTCGCCGGGGTTCTGCTTTGCGGAGTTGCAGGCAGCCTCCACCTTATCGATGCCTACCGTGATTCCGAGGGATGGATTTGCTTTCTTCCAGACCGCGGGGTCTGTCCAGTCATCGGATTCGTCTGCCCCGTAGATCACAGGATAAAAGGTCGGGTCGATCTTTCTGCCCTCGATGATATCGAGCGCCTTCTGGTGGACTTCGTAACAGATGCTGTTCGTATCTGTCCCGGCGGTCGTGATAAGAAAGTAAAGAGGCTGGGTTCTGGCGTCCCCGGATCCTTTCGTCATGACATCGTAGAGCTTCCGGTTCGGCTGGGTGTGGAGCTCATCAAAGATCACCCCGGAGGTGTTGAAACCATGCTTATTCGCAACATCCGCGGAGAGCACCTGGTAGGTACTGTTTGTCGGAAGGTAGATGAGCTTCTTCTGGGACTCCAAAATTTTCACCCGCTTATCAAGCGCCGGACATAGGCGTACCATATCAACGGCCACATCGTAGACGATCTTAGCCTGGTTTCTGTCGGCAGCACAGCCATAGACCTCGGCGCGTTCCTCTCCGTCGCCACAGGTAAGAAGCAGTGCCACCGCAGCGGCAAGCTCAGACTTGCCCTGTTTCTTCGGGATCTCGATATAGGCGGTATTGAACTGCCGGTAGCCGTTCGGCTTTAAGATTCCGAAGATGTCCCGGATGATCTGCTCCTGCCAGTCGATAAGCTCGAACGGCTTTTTGTACCAGCTGCCTTTGGTGTGCCGCAGGCTTTCAATAAAAAGGACGGCATAGTCAGCGGCATCCTTGTTGTAGGAGGACGTCTCTGCCATGAACCGCGTTGGCTTGTAGTTTTTCAGTTTCCGCATTGCCATAGAGCTCCTCCTTTCCGGCAAAAGAAAAGGACCGCCGAAGCGATCCAAACCATGTGGTATATATGTACAAGAGAAAGAGCCTTGTGGCCCTTTCCCGGAAAGTTCTTTTAGTTGAATTTTTTCAGAAGTACCGCGTAGGCAAGCTGGCTTGCTTCATCCTCCGGCTCGACTTCCCAGCCTCTTTCGTAGAGGAGGGTCTGCTTTCCGTCAACCTTGATATCCATCTTTATGATCCTGCCGCCTTCGATTCCGTAGGTCTCGCTCTTTTCACCGCAGGTCTTTACGCAGTATCTGCAGGTTTTCTCTCCGTCGTCTGTTGGTATTAAAAGGCTTCCTTTGTTCCACATGGTTTTGTCCTCCGTTTTCTTTGTGTGTGCCTTTTCCTTTTGGCATGTACATATATCACTCTGCAGGCGATATATAGCAAGGAAAACAGACGCATAATGTGCACAAATATCTGCCCCGGAATCTGTGTATTTTATACGAGGAAGATGCCCCGCTGTGGGGCATCCTCCCTTTCTGTTTTAATTCAGGATCATCTTGAAGGCGTGGCCTTTTTCATATCCTTTGCCCCAGAGGTCTTTCCGGAGGTTGACCTCAACCATCTCGCCGATCGTGCAGCCTGCCTCTTTAAAAAGCCATAAGGTTTCGATTGCATCCGTTGCCCTGCAGGAGTAGGTGAAGGCCTTGATGCCGTTCTCCCTCATGCAGGCGACGAGGGCTTCCACGTCCCGGCCCCAGATGATATCGTCGAAGTCGAGGATTTCGTTCTCGTTGTCTCTCGATTTCTCGTAGGCCCTCCAGATCTTCCAGGCGATGTCGCGTCGGATTACCATCTCGCCGATCTTGTCCTCGGCCGCCTTCGCGGCTTCTCTTGCGGCATCCCTCTCCTCTGCTGAGGTGGCTGCCTTGTAGGCTTTCTTTGCTTCTGCGATGGTGTTGTAGGTTTCTTCAAAAATGTTCGTCATGACTTTGTCCTCCTTGCTATGTGCTTGTTTGCCTTTTCCTTTGGCATGTACATATATCACTCTGCAGGCGATATATAGCAAGGAAATAAGCCTCATAACCTGCACAAAAATGTACCGAAAATCCTGTGCTTATCTGACATCGCCGTGGAGGATGAAGTGGATATATTCATCCCGGTGTTCCTCGATTAAGAGCACCAGTTCCAAGAAGTTTCGGTCGAAGGCAAGCCTCTGGACCATTGGAAGGTCGAACATATTTGTAAGCCCTGAGGAGCGGATGACCTCGATTTCTTCCCTGACTGTCGGATCTATCATTCTGCCACCTTCCTTACGATGTCCTCTCCGTAGATCACGTTAAGCCCGGAACCGTTGTCCCAATGGACAAGCAGGCTTCCCGTGTCGTCAACACCATAGACCGTTCCTTTTGTCCCGGCAGGCGGTGCCTGGATGTCGTCCATCTGAACCAGCTCGATCCGGCTGCCCTGCGGGAATTCCTCCCGCAGAGCCGTAAGTTCCTTTTCGCTTATCATCCTCATGCCTGTACCTCCTTTGCCGGTGCGCCGTTTTTAAAGGCTGAGCTTCCAGTCAGGTTCTTAAGAAGCACCTTACGGTCTTCCTTGTATTCGGCTCCGATGAATCCGAGCCGGAGAAGAAAACAGCGGAAGGTGTACTTTTCGTTGACTGCCGGATGTTCTTTTCCGCTGCAGCGGTTCACCTCTTTGGAAAGCTTGCAGAGGAAGGAAAGAAATCCGGTGTAGGCGTTTACCTCTTCCGGGGTGAGGCCCCGGTCAAACCAGGGAAACTCGATCGTATCCTCCGTGATGTTGATCCGCGTGTCTGCGATGCCGAGTGCCTTCTTGATTAGGCTCTCTTTCGAGCTGATCAGGTTCATAAGCGTTCCGGCGTTTGCGGATGCGAGGGGAAGGGAGATTGTGAACTCGGTGATACCGTCCTTAGCAGATTCCAAGGCGGTATCTGTGTCTGGTGCCTCGTTTTCTGCAGGTGCTTCAGCGGTTTCGCTTTCTGTGGCGGTATCTTCAGTCGCCTGTTCGGATGCTTCTTCAGCAATTGAATCCGCTTCATTGGTTCGCTCCGCAGCAGCTTCGACTTCGACTTTGTCGCTCCCGACAAGCTCGTAGCCTTTTGCCTTCAGTGCTTCAAGCAGGCTGCTCAAGTCTTTGCCGTCCGGGGCAGTAAGGGTTGCGTCGCGGTTTACGGTCAGGTCGCCGATTGCGAAAGCGTAGGTCGGCGTAAACTGGTAGACTGCCTTTTCTCCGGTGATCGCCGCGATGTCTTTTGCGAATGCTTTCTTGTTTTCCTTGGTTACGTTGAATGTAAGCTTCATGGTATGTACCTCCTTTGTTTTGGTAGTACATACATCACTCTGTGCCGGAGATATAGCAAGGAAATAAGAGAAAAATATGCGCCAGATGTGACCGCCTGTTATTCCGGGATATCTGTGACTTATTCACAATTTCCGGCAAAGTAAGAAATGCCTGAAAGCACGAAGATCACGCAGGGAAGGGCGACCCCGTTTCCCCACATGCGGTACTCGGCACTGTCGGTATGTGGATCCTTCAGCCACTTCCTTATCTGGCTGTCGGTCTTGGGCTTCTTGGCGTGTGTGACAAGACGGCGGTGCGTCTCGAAGACATCCCTCCAGAATGCCATCTCCTCATCAGTCGGCTCATCCGTCCCGAGGTCATCGCACCACCAGTCGGGAAAGCCCTGAAGCCTCGCACACTCAGTTGGAGTGAGCCTGCGTACAATGTATTCCGGCTCCCGTGAGACGGTCGGCGGATCCTTATAGTCTGTCGCCACAAGGGTCTCGACCGCACCCTCGTTGGAAAAGGCCGTATGGAAGGAACTCTTGCTGGAATGCCAGACTGCCACGAAGTTGCTTTCCGGATTCCTGAGCTGCTGGCTTGACGGACCTTTGGGACCGTCATTTGCTGACAACGTAGCTGACTTCTCGGCGAAAGCGACAGCGTGATGCTCCGTTGCGTTAAGCGTAAAGCCCACGCCACTCTCAGAGTAGCCGCTGCCTTTATGGGAAGGTCTCGTTCCGTTGCGCTCAAGGGCAACAACAGCGATGCCGCCCTGGTTGCAGGCGGGACTTCCTCCGCCCGTGTCAAGTGTCCGTGAAGTGCAAGCTCTATAGATCCCAGAACGGGGATTCGGGGAACGCATGGCATTGCTCCCGTCAGAACTGATGCCATATGCCACAGGCTGGAAAAGAGTCTGATCATTGTTTGTAGCAAGAGTCGCTGACCTGTTATCCTGTATCAGAGGTCCCTTGCCGCCTCCGTCACAGCCGGAGCGGATCTTCAAAGTCTTCGGCGTTGCCACTACAAGGGGCTGGTTGTTGCCGCCTGTACCGTATCTTGCCGTTACGGTGTCGGCAGTGGAGAGCGGACCGTTGTAGCGGCTGTCCTGGCTGTGGTTCTCATACAGCGTGACCGGGGGATGATGGGACTCAGCCCTTAAAGTGGATACGACACCGTGCGTCACATCCATCCGGCATCCTCCCTGGTCGTTTAAGCACAGGCTTGCGACAGGAGAGCTTTCTCCAGGATCTCCGGCAACTTCTTGCCACGCTTCCTGGCTCTTGCGAGAATACCTCGACACGCCCTCGGACTCAAATAATATCTTTCCGGCACGTGATCCTCCAAGATCTGCGACAAGGTAGATACGTTTTCTTCTCTGGGGAACACCCCAGTACTGAGCGTCAAGGACTCTCCAGGCGACAGAGTAACCGTCTCCCAGGACTTCTCCGGCATTGCTCCATTTATCAGGTCGAGGAACTGATACGTCATCTTCTTTGATCCGGCAGATGCTTTCGATGACGCACCGGAAGTCATCCCCGTGGTTTGATGAGAATGCGCCCGGGACATTCTCCCAGACGATGAATTCAGGTTTTCTTCCATGTGTTGCTTCCCTCATTTCCTTTACGATCCGGACCGCCTCATAAAAAAGAGAAGACTTCGAACCGTCCAGCCCTTCCCTTTTTCCGGCGATCGACATGTCCTGACAAGGCGATCCGAATGTGATGATATCTACAGGCTCAAGCTCCGCACCGTTCAGCATGGACACATCGCCGTAGTGTTTTACTAACGGCATCCGCTTTGTCGTTACCCTGATCGGGAACGGCTCGATCTCGGAACTCCAGATGGGAGTAATCCCGGCTGCCATACCTCCGAGCGGAAAACCTCCGGAGCCGTCAAAAAGACTGCCAAGCGTTAGATCATTCATGGGATTCCTCCTTTGGCATCTGCTCCAGGGCTTCTTGGTAAGAGAGCTTCTTCCCGTCACGAATCAGGTAGACATCCGTGTCCGAGCCTTCCTTCAGCTTGATATAACGGTTGACCGCCACATCGATAAACTTCGGTTCCAGTTCCACACCGTAGCAGATGCGCCCCAGCTCCTCGCAGGCGATGAGGGTGGAGGCGGATCCTAGGAAGCCGTCAAGCACCAGTCCGTTCGTCTGGGTGCACTGTTTGATAAGGTAGGCGATCAGTGGAACCGGCTTGCTTGACGGATGTCCGCAGCCGTCTTCCTTGCTGTTTTTTATTCTGTCGAACTGAAAAACGGTGACCTGCTTCTGGTCACCGTACCACACGTGCTTTCCGTCTTTTCTCCATCCCCAGATGATCGGCTCATGGATGTATTTCCAGTCCGTCCGGGTGAGCACCAGTCGGTCCTTCTTCCAGACTAGACCGGCACCGACCTTGAAGCCTGCATCCTCATAGGCGTCATGGAAGATCCTCGCCTTTGCCGTAGCATAGAACACATAGATCGAGGCATCCTTTGCCATTGCGTCTCTAAAACAGGAGAAAGCTTTCTTTAAGAACTCATATCCATCCTTATCGTTTAAGTCATCGTTTTTGATCTTCCCGGAAGTGCTCTCGAGGTTTACGAGATACGGAGGATCGGTACAGACAAGATTTACACTTTTTCCGTCCAGGAGATGTGTGTATGTGTCCGGGTCTGTGGAATCGCCGCAGATCACGGTGTGTCTGCCAAGGTGCCAGATATCACCTGTCCTGGAGAAGCAGGGCTTCTGCAGTTCTTCATCTACATCGAAGTCATCCTGTTTTGCTTCGTCATCGTCCGGGTCGAGAAGTTTCTCAAGGTCAGCCTCGTCAAAACCGAGGAGGGAGAGATCGAAGGAGTCATCCTTTAAATCGGACAGCTCAACGGAGAGCATGTCTTCGTCCCATCCGGCATTTAATGCGAGTTGGTTGTCCGCAAGGATGTAGGCACGCTTCTGGGAATCGGAGAGGTTCTCGGCAAAGACACAAGGGACAGTCTTATAGCCTTCCTCGCGCGCCGCTGTAACCCTCCCGTGGCCAACAAGGATGTTGTACTTGCTGTCAATTACGGCAGGGGAGACAAATCCGAATTCCCGAAGGCTGGCTCTTAGCTGTGCGATCTGTTCTTTGGAATGCGTTCTCGCATTTCTTGCATAAGGCACCAGTTTTTCAATCGGCACCTGTTCGAGTTTTACTGTATCCATTTATCTTCCTTTCCGTGAGCGGAGGAGCTGCTCCATCGTGTCATTCGGATTATCCGAAAACTCCTCGGTGCAGTTCTGTTTCACAATGTCGTAGATTTCCATCCAGATGAGGTTTGCAGCCTTCTGAAAATGTCCGGCCATCTGGACAAATGGGGAGGTCACCACGCCTCCTGTAGTTGGATGCTTTCCAAGAAGACCGTAGGTGCTGATCGCGTCCTCGCACTGGATATACCGGGCGAAGTTCTGAGCATAGGACTCAATGAGCCGCGGGTTCACAAGGTTTTCGCACTGGCGGCGCTTAAGCCAGAGCCAGGTCTCCTTGTAGATCGCGTCAGCTCCGAGTGGTTTGCCGTTTTTCTGCCTTGCCGACAGGTATTCGCCGGGCTTTGGCATGTCGGCTCCCTCGAGCACAGCTCCGTCCGGAAGGTCGACCGCTTCAAGCTCGTCGGCTTCAAGTTCTGGGATGTCGTTATTCATGATGCGGGGAGTCTTCCCGCTCTTGATCTTGTCCGCGGCGGAGTCGGGCTTACATCCGGCTCTTATTCGCCTGCCGCCACGGTAGGTTCCGTCTTTTGCCACACTTACACTTCCTTTCCGCAGGCGGCATGGGGTTAATACCCTGTTTGAATTGAAAAAAATGCACGCGTGAGGGGGCGCCGGTCTTTTGAATAATCGCTTTTAGAGATTTTGACCGCCCCTTCGGATAGAAAATCAAAGCGGTATTTAGGCTTTCTTTGTGTTACAATAGTTAAAGAATAGCTTCTGATAGAAAAATCATGGCGGTAATTATGTTAAAAACAAATAAGATAAGCAAATTTATTCTAAAAGCAATCGTGTCAGTAATAATTGTTCTGGTTGTCATTGGGTTCTTATTTTTCTGGTTAAAACAACCTGTGTATACTCCTCTAGAGCCAAAATCAGATGCGGGTGTTCAGCTTGTTGCTGGGACTATCCAAGATTTTCGCAGCGCTACAAGCAAAATTTATATTAAATATCCAAATCAACATAAGCTCGTAACAACCAGAACTACATTTGCAGAAGATGAAGGATACGCATTGCAGAAGCCAAACAATAGTTTACATATTGAATGGATAGATGAGCACCACGTATCAGTTACGTACAAAGCGCGACAAAACCCTGAACCGCACACCGAAATAATTGAGTACTGATAGTCATCAGATTATCAGTACTCATTTTTTCTAATTACAGCTTGGAATGAAGCCAACAAGCGAATGTATTAATACATGCATCCTTTACGTCTTTATCACTATCCTTGAAATTGTTCTCAAGAGTAGAGAGTATAATGGTTTAGAAATTTAAGACAGTAACTCGGACATTTTTTAATGAATCTGATACACTCGATCTAACAAGGAAAGAGAGGTCAGACCACATGTCC